GCCAACGAGGAGCCAGAAGAAGAAATAGAACTGACTCCGATGGTTATGTCTAAGCCACAACAGGATCTTCTCAAAGGTTACTACGCTGACTTTGTGAAGAGCTGCTGGTGGGGTAACTACTCAGATTACCTTCCCAAGCTATCTATGGCTTTATTAGTGCATAGACGCCTCGGATACACATATTCCCACGTCAATCGTGTTGGCAACGTATACGCCGACTATCAAAACATGTTCCCACCAGAGGAGAAGCCAGATGGCTACGTTAATCCTGAGTATGAAAATTTTATCAAGCAGCATGTTGAAGCTTGCCAAGTTGCTTTCGACAATGATGGAGTTGCTCCTCTCCATTACTGCCTCGATCTCGATACTGAAGAACTTTCTAAACTATTTACAGCGGTTGTTCTTACGAGCCTATCAAAGCATGACGTCCAGCATGAAACGATCAAAGCAGTCACACCAGACTTTACTGCTGGGGGTGGATGGTTCAAACCGGACACAGTCTGGCTCAACAAATACAAAATAGAGCAGATCGCAATGCTTGAAGATTATGCTTTCGGTGCAGTCAAGACTGGTACAAAGAAGGAGCGCATAACAGCATTGGCAGATCACTTTGCTTCTAAGCCTGTATTTGATCCATACGGAGACTGGCCGCAGTTCAAGCCCCAATAGGCTATCATTGCAGCTTCGGCAACACCGTCTTCACACTTTAGTTGCCAATTACCAGAAAGATCAGGCATTAGCTCACTAGCTCTAGCTCTTGCCTGATCCTTATCCCTCGTTACTTTAAGATCTGATTTCCATTTACGAGGGGCGACCTGATGATAACGTATACCAAGAGTTATCAATACGCCTAGATACAAGCCATAGCCAAAGCCAGTCTGAAATGTAGAAGACACTCCCTGCCCCGGCATTGCTTGTTGCTTCTCAATAAACACAGCATCAGGCTTATGATCTGACAGTGTTTCTACAATGCTGACAAGATCAATAAACTTTTTGCGCTTGCCAGCTATCTTATAGGTCTCAACAGGAACACGCATACAAAGAGGCTTCTCGCCTCCAAGAAATGCCATTCCTCCGTTTAGACCGGGGTCAATCCCGCATACAATCATCTTTAGTCTCCAGTTTTATGTCACAATCCAAAGCTTCAGCCCAACAGAACGCATTGAACATTGTTGGCTTCCTGTTACCAATTTCCCATTTGGCAACAAGTCCAGGAGCTACACCAATCAACTGGTCCACTTCAGGCTGAGTAAGTCCTAAATCGTACCTACGTCTTTGGAATTGCTTGATAAGATCGGAGACAAAAAGCTTTTCGTTCATCGCTTTCCCCATTCACACAAGCCAACTATATGCCGATGTGAATTGATAAATCAATAGGAGGTAAGAATGCCCACAATGACCAAAAAACATTTTGTCTGGTTAGCCAAAGAAGTAGCGCCCCTTGTGTATCAAGATAAAATTGGTGACTTTGTTCAGTCTGTCAAAAATTTCTCTGGCAACCCACACTTTGACAAACAGAGATTTACAGAAGCTCTTGAGAAAGCTTGGCTAGATCAGAGAGCAGAAAACGATATAGGACCAGAGGATTACAAATGGTGAAGCCAAGAAACCCTTACTACAATACGCCTCGGCAGCAGATCATTCCTAACAAGAAAAAAAATATGCTAACGGAAGATGAACTGTGTGAATACTGCGGCAATAAGAAAAACTCATGCTCTTACGATGACGTTAGAAACGGAGAGTGTGGACACTTTAATGAAATGATGGAGGACTCTCATGTTGACCACAGCCCAGATTAAAGAACGTGCCACATACATTGGATCATCAGATGCCAAGACAGTCGCTACCGCAAACTATGATGAGTGGGATAAGCTTATCGCACAGAAGAAGGGTGAAGATGTCTGGAAACCTAACAAGCAAACTCAACTGCTCATGGACGCAGGATCGCACCTTGAGCCATTCATTATCGACAAATGGGCAGAGCAAGAAAAGCGTCAGGTGGACTTTCGGGGAGGTGGCAAAACTATTCTGCGTAACCGTGTGCCTTTGCATTCTACCTTTGATGGGCGTGTTGTTGGCTCTAATGCTCCATTGGAGATCAAGGCGCATTTCGGCTTCAAAGACATTGATGAGCTAGCCGATTTCTATGCGCCACAATGTCAACACCATATGATTGTAGCTGGTGTAAATGTTTGCTTCTTTGTCGCTATGTTTGGTGTCAGATGTCGTATTGAATGGAGGATGCTCAAGAAGGATGAAAGATGGTGTGAAGACTATCTAGCTAACTGCAAATCATTCTGGGCGCACTATCAGGGCGATACGCCACATGATCCTATTCCGCTGCCGCCTGTAGATCATTCAGATATGTACACTATTGATGACATGAGATCACTGGATGGGTGGACAGATGAAGACGATCACCTGTTCGGATTCCAAGCACAGCATATCATTGACAGTAAAGAAGCCGTCAAGATTGGTGATGAAGCCAAGAATATGTTCAAAGACAAGTTACCTAAGAACTGTAGACGTATGGACTACGACATAGGTGGCAACCTCAAGGGTCACAAGATCCGAATCACAAGGTCACGCTCTGGTACGATGACCTGTTCTCATATTGCGCCAAAGGAGGCCAAAGATGACTAAATCAGTATGGCATACACTGTCCACTATCGACTGTTCAGATCACACTGAATCCAAGAATGGTATGACATATCTGTCGTGGGCTTGGGCTTGGATGATTGTCAAACAGAACTATCCTCAAGCGACATTCAGCAAACAAAGCTTTACTGACTCAGATGGCAACACTGTTCCTTTCATGCGTGACAGTCATGGTTACACATATGTAGAGGTCATGGTGTCCATCGAGGTATCAGACAGTCAAGTAGTACACGCTACAGAAATCATGCCTGTACTGGATCACCGCAACAAGGCAATGCAGAACCCTGATGGCTTTGCTGTCAACAAGGCTCACCAACGCTGTCTCGTCAAGTGTCTCGCATACCTTGGTCTTGGCGTTACGATCTATGCTGGTGAGGATCTGCCGCTATCTGACATCGAGGAAGAGAAAGATGCCGCAAGTGATGCAGCACAGAAGATCATTCTACAGTTCGACGCCACAAGCACAGTGGAAGAAATTGACAAAGCTTGGCGTGACAATGCAGGAACTATACAAGCCCTTACCTCTTCTGCCAGAACAAAGGTCACAAATGGCTTCAAGAAGAAAAAGCAACAAATCAAATCGGCGTAAGGTAATCAGACATGAAACGTGTCAATGGTGTGGGAAATGGTTCGCACCAAGTATTGACCCGTTCATAGTGTTTGCTTCCAAAGAGGTATCGTGTTTTTCTTGTTATGAAAAGGGCGATACCTCACTGCCTTCAGTATATGAAAACAAAAACAAACTGGTGGAGTTAGGGAAATGAAAGCTTATCTCATAGATCCTTTCAAAAAGAAAATAGAGCAAGTTATCTTTAATGGTGACTACAAAAGTATCTACAAGTTTGTAGAGTGCAGAGCGTTTGATGTTGTAAGAGTCTACACAAATGAGGATGTAATCTACGTTGATGATGAGGGGCTGTTTGTAGAAACACAGAACTTCTTTATACACAGGAACTATCCAACACCCCTTGCTGGCAAAGGACTTGTTCTTGGATCTAATGAAGAAGGCGACTCAGTTGCCCCCAAGACAACACTAGATCAGCTTGAGAAAGACATCGCTTGGGTAGGAGACAAGCACGATATTCAAACAATACATATGTTCCGCCCAGGGATCGAGGACTACAGAACATTTTACTTTGAATAAAGAAAGGGAGTTAGTAACGCCTGAAACTAACCCCCTCTCCCCCGCAACTGCTGAGTCTCGCAGTCACGAAAACAATAACAGAGAGATTTGAGCATGAAAACCCCTGAGATAATGTTTGAAGATGATCCAGCAGCAGAGAACTACGACAATCATGGCGTGGTCTACATGCAAGAGACCATTGTCCATTCAAGATGTGAACTCGCATCACTGTTTAAGTCCCCAAGCTATACATGGCAGAGGGACCGTGAAAAAGAAGCTCAAAAACAAAGAATAAGAAGAGAAGAAGCAAGACTGGCAAGGAAAGCAAAGCAATGATTAGAGAAGAGATTCTAAAAGAAGCACTGGAAACTATCAGCGCAAGGGGCGATGTGTATGGACCACCAGAAGAAAACTTCCAAAACATAGCGGATCTATGGAAGGCATATTGGGGTGCGCCAATATCAACACATGATGTTGCTGTTATGATGATGCTAGTCAAAGTTGCTAGGCTTATGAAGTCTCCATATCACCATGACTCTTGGGTAGACATATGTGGATACGCAGCATTAGGCGCTGAGGTTACAGCTAATTAGATACAGTAAAAGACATGGATACTGAGTCGACACAGTGGCAATTCCATGACACTAGGCCAGACCTGATGCCTAGATCACAAATTGATGTGTGTAGTTTCTGCTATCAGCGACAGCACATCATAGGGAGAGTGGGTTTTGGCGAACGTACATAAGAGGTTGCCTGCCACTCTCCCGCCTTATTTCTTGTTGCCAAAGAACTTGGTAGCTGATCTAACGCCAAAGCTGGCAGCCACAATTACGCCTAACGTATAACGATAGAACTCCGGCATTGTTTCCAATGCAGCAAAACCATCGGTTACAACCTGACGACCCCAATCCCCACAAAAAGCCAAGACAAGCGGTACTGAAAACAGAATAGTAAGCCATTCATCCTTCCATGAATTTTGGCTTCCTTTCGCCATCTCTAAGTTCCAGTCAATCTCGCCAGTGGCTTTTTTTTCCATAATCGTTGCTTCAGCCTTTGCCGTTGCAACCTTTGCCACAGTCTCAGCTTTTTTTGTCTCAACCTTGCCTTCAAGCCAAGTCCCCAATAACGAGCCAACAGGGCCAATCAATGCCTGTAACATCAGTGTTTCTCCGAGTTAAGCCAGACAGCTAGTGATCCTGTCATGGCACCAGTTACAACGCTGATGAGACTGGCTTGCTGTGTTGTAAGATCAGGCTGAGATAACGCCCATTCGATGCAGCGCACATAAACACCTGTCATGCAAAGCATCATAAATCGAGGCAATATTTTTAGCTCAAGCATCTTCTTTGCTACATCTTCAGCACTCATTTTTGACTCTCCTTGATGGCTTTTAGAGTTTCTCTTAACGAGGGTGGCCTTGGCTTATCTGGCTCAAAGTCACATAGATACTCTCTTGGAAACCATTCTCCCATCTCAAAATCCATGATCTCTTGTGTGTTCCAAGCGCCTCTGTAAACGCAATATCTTTTGTTGTCGATAACATCGCATCCAACTAATCGACACAAAACATGCTCTGGCTGTGCATTAGCAACATTGCTCTTTAGGAACATAGCAAAACCAGTAAGAAGCCCTATGCCTATTACGGATACCAATATCCACATGATAATTTCCACAAACTTTCTGCGCCGCTGTCTTTGCTTGTAAAGGGTATCTTGCCTACGTTTGCGTATTTGGCCTTCCATACGAACAAGCTCATCCCATTTGGATTTGCCGTACATCATGCCAATCATGTTTTTGAGGTCAGTTCGTTGCTGTCTACTCTTTTCAGCAGCAGCAAAGGCTTCCATTGCTTCTTGTTCAACGCTTTGACCAGAGAATAACTTCTTAAAAATAGGAGGATTCTTCGCTTCTTTCTCCAGCATATCCAGATCACTAAGCGCGCCCATCCACCTTCCGATGTCTGAGGCCATAGACTCGATATCTTTGCCAATGGCTACGCCTTTTTTAACTGCGGAGAAGGCTGCTGATGCTGCTGCCATTGCTGATACTGGATCCATCAATACACCTTTGTGTCTTTAGCTACCAAGACTGGCAGACAGTAAGCAGTGATTGTTTTTCCTTGCTTGTGCAGCCGTTGTGCAAAGTACACGCAGTCATCGACAGAGCGAAAATACATATCACTACTTTTGAGGCGTTTGTCCTCGCCAATGCCCACAAATACGAACAGCAAAAACGCATGGATCATCCATTAACAATTAACCCAATAAGCAAAACGATAGTCGTGCCAGCAGTGCCAATCATGATGTGTTCAATGCGCTTGATCCGCAGGATAGTTTCTTTCCAGCGTTCAGTGCACACTGCCTCATGCGTGTCGATTTGGGCTTGCACCGATGTTACTGTGGGCTTTGCCATTAGCTCGCTGTGTACCCGTTGCCAGCCGTGATAGCAGCGTTCACTGCTGTCATGTCCTCGTCTGTCCAGTAGTCTTTAGCTACCATCAGTTGCAGATGCTCAACATTGCGGTCTACGCAACTCTGACGCTCTTCTGCAGCATCGTCTGCCATTGCATCACCTGCAATAACGTCTGTGATGAGTTGCACGGAATGACCCATAGCGGTGTAGTTCTGTGCGATTTGTTCTGATGTAATTTCGTCCATTTTATTCTCCTTTAACAAGCCATCAACACACAAGGCACACAGTATGACCCATCGTCATAGGTGTGCGATACATTGGTTGATGTTACTTTTGCGAT